AGAGTACTCGCCAACTAAAGATGCGTTTATACAAGCCATAGGCGCTCATAACGTAGCGACGCTTGAAGAGATGTCAGAGCTGCATTTATACGACTTTGGTATATTCATAGAACTTGCTCCAGACGAGGAAGAAAAAGCTATGTTAGAAAATAATATACAGCAAGCGTTGCAGCAGGGTAATATAGACTTAGAAGACGCTATTGACCTTCGCGAAATAAGAAACGTAAGCTTAGCTAATCAATTGTTGAAAATAAGAAGAAAAGCAAAACAAGATAAAGATCAGGCTATACAAGAAAGAAATATTCAATTACAAAACCAATCTAACACTCAAGCCGCTCAAAACGCCGCGCAGATAGAGCTTCAAAAAAATCAAGCTATGACTCAATCTAAAGCTCAGTTAATGAGTATTGAAGCTGAGCTTGACGCACAAAAAATGATTCAAGAAGCTGAAATTAAAAAACAGCTAATGCAATTAGAGTTTCAAATGAACATGCAGCTAAAACAAGCTGACGTAGTTGGATTAAAAGGTAGAGAAAAAGAAAAAGAAGATCGTAAAGACGAAAGAACTAGAATACAAGCGTCTCAAGCTAGTGAGCTTATAGATCAAAGAAAATCAGGTGCACCACCTAAAAAGTTTGAATCTTCAGGTAATGATATACTTGGTGGATTTGATCTAGGTGGATTTGGACCTAGATAATTACTAATTTATATTTTATATTATGGAAGAAAACGAACAAAAAGACGACAACGTCGTTAAAGTAGATATGGAAAACATTAAACCACAGCAAGAGCAAGAGACTGTCACTAAAGTTGACTTTAGCAAACCTGTTGTGGCTGAAGAGCAAGCTAATGAAGAAAACTCAGTTGAAAATGACGGAGCTGACGAGGCAGGAGTGGTTGGAAGCGATGAAGGTTCCGCTACCGCTGAGAAACAAGAAGAAGTACAGGCGGAAACAGAAGCACAAGAACAACCAGCTTTAGAAGAAATTACTGAAGAAGACGAGGTTGTTGAAGACGTAGTTGAAGATGTAGTTGAAGAAACAATAGCTGAAGCTCAAGAAACTGTGCAGCCGCTGCCAGAAAATATTCAGAAGCTAGTAGACTTTATGGAAGAGACTGGTGGAACGCTAGAGGATTACGTTAACTTAAATCAAGATTACTCTGAATTAGATAACGTAACAGCTCTAACAGAATACTATAAGAAAACAAAGCCGCATTTATCGGCTGATGAAATAAGCTTTTTAATAGAAGATTCGTTTAAATACGACGAGGAGTTAGATGACGAAAGAGATATTAAAAGAAAAAAACTAGCGCTAAAAGAGCAAGTTGCCAGCGCAAAGGCCTACTTAGACGGGCAAAAGTCTAAATATTACGATGAGATTAAAGCTGGTTCAAACCTTCCGCCAGAGGCGAAAAAGGCTATGGACTTTTTTAATCGATACAATAAGGAGAACGAGGAAGCTAGCAAGACAGCTGAAAAAGCTAAATCTACATTCTTACAAAAAACTAATCAAGTTTTTAACGACAAGTTCAAAGGTTTTGAATACAACGTCGGAGATAAGAAATATAGATTTAACGTGAACAATGCTGACGAGGTTAAGAGCACTCAAAGCGACATTAACAACTTTGTCAAAAAGTTTTTGAACGAAGATAATACGATGTCAGACGCTAAGGGTTATCATAAATCTCTATTCACAGCAATGAATCCAGACGCTGTTGCTAAACACTTTTATAATCAAGGTCGATCAGACGCTATCAAGGATAGTGTTGCAAAAAGTAAAAACATTAATATGGACCCAAGACAAAATCATGGTGAAGTAAATGTCGGCGGAGCAAAGTTTAAAGTGTTAAGTGGCGATTCTTCTAACTCTTTAAAAATTAAAATGAAACGAAAATAATTTATTAACCATTTAAAACAATAAAAAATGGCAGGATTTACTCCCGGACCTAATTTGAATAGTGTCCCGTCTGCAGGAAAGCAGACTTTAACAGGTAACTTTGTTGATTTAGCTAACCAAGGTTGGGCTCAACAATATTTACCAGAATTAATGGAAAAAGAAGCTGAAGTGTTTGGTAACAGAACTATTTCAGGATTCTTAGCGCAAGTAGGAGCAGAAGAAGGTATGGCTTCCGAGCAAGTTGTATGGTCTGAGCAAGGTCGTTTACACTTAGCTTACACAGTTCAGCATGTTTCTGAAGGTAAATTTTTAGTTACAAACAACTCTGAAGGAGCTTCTGTAGCTACAACTTACTCTAACGGTATTAGAAAAGGCGATATGATTCTTCTTTCTGATGCTAACTCAACTGCTAGAGTTTACGTAACTGATACTTATGATGAGCAAGCTGGCACAGCTTTAACAGCAGGGCAATTTACTGCGGTATCTTATAAGTTTGATACAGTTGCTAATGCAGGTATCGCTGTTGCGACAGGTGTTAAAGCTTTTGTATTCGGTTCTGAGTTCGGAAAAGGAACTAACGGCCGTGGTAAAGCTCTAGAGCCTAACATGAAGCATTTCGCAAACAACCCTGTTATCTTAAAAGATAAGTATGAAGTATCAGGTTCTGATGCATCTGCAATTGGTTGGATTGAAGTTTCTGGTGAACAAGGTCAAGCAGGATATTTATGGTATTTGAAAGCTGAAGGTGACACTCGCGCGCGTTTTGCTGATTACTGTGAAATGACTTTGATTGAGGCTGAAAAAGCTAGAGAAAACTACAGTGGCTCAACTTCCTCTGGCGCTTTTGATGAAGGTCTTCAGGGAACTGAAGGTTTGTTCGCGGCTATCGAGGATAGAGGTAACGTTGCTAATACTTTCTCTGCAGCGGCATCAGGTATGCTAGGTGACTTTGATGATATTTTAGCTGAGTTTGACAAGAATGGCGCTATTGAAGAGAACATGATGTTCTTGAATAGAGCAACTGCCTTGAAAATTGACGATATGTTAGCTTCAATGAACTCTTACGGTGGTAGTGGTACATCTTACGGTGTATTTAACAACTCTGAAGATATGGCTTTAAATTTAGGTTTTTCTGGATTTAGAAGAGGTTCTTATGACTTCTATAAGACTGACTGGAAATATCTAAACGATTTAGCTACGAGAGGTCAACTTAACGATGCTACTACTGGTGTTGATGGTGTTATCATCCCTGCTGGTGTATCTTCTGTGTACGATCAAGTTTTAGGTAAAAACTTAAAGCGTCCTTTCTTACACACTCGTTATAGAGCTTCTCAAACTGAATCTCGTAAGATGAAGACTTGGACAACAGGATCTGTAGGAGCTTCTACATCTGATCTTGATGCTATGGAAGTACACTATTTATCTGAAAGATGTCTAGTAGTACAAGGTGCTAACAACTTTATGTTGATGGTAGCATAGTGACTATTGATTTAAAGGGGGAGACTAAGTTCTCCTCCTTTATTTTTTTTATTAATTATTATTATATTTTATTATGGCAAAAAAGCAAACAAAGAAGGCAGATGTAGCGCCTGAAGTAAAAGCTACTAACAAGATGGTTGAAGTTGTTGTTGAAAAACCTCAACCCAAGAAACCTGATTGGGAGATTAAAGATAGGTTTTATTATCTAACAAAAGACATAGCTCCTTTATCTTATAGAATAAAAACTAAAAACATTTATTGGTTTGATGAGGAAAAAGGCTACGAAAGAGAGATTAAGCTTACGTCTAATCAAAAAACCGTTTTTGTAGATGAGTTTAAAGGAGACGCTATCTTAGAAGGTGTTGTTTTTAGAAATGGAAGCTTACTAGTACCTAAGAATAAGCAAATTTTACAAAAGTTTCTTTCACTATATCATCCTCAGAAAAATAAACTATTTAAAGAAAAAGATGAGGTTAAAGAGGCTATGAGTGAACTAAGCTTTTTAGAATCAGAATTAGAGGCTTTAAACATGGCTAACGATATGGACGTAGACACCGCTGAGGCTATACTACGCGTAGAGATAGGCTCTAGAGTATCTAAGATGACTTCTAAAGAACTGAAAAGAGATTTACTACTATTCGCTAGAAGAAACCCAAGTTTATTCATAGAGCTTGCTAGCGATGAAAATGTTCACCTTAGGAATATAGGTGTAAAAGCCGCTGAGGCAAACATAATAGTTTTATCTGGTGACAATAGAACATTCTCATGGGCTTCCAACAATAGAAAGCTTATGACTGTTCCTTTCGATGAGCATCCGTACTCAGCGCTCGCAGCGTGGTTCAAAACTGATGAAGGCATGGAAGTCTTTACCAGTATTGAAAAGCGATTAAAATAAGTGATTATTTATGATAGCTAGGTCGCCCAAGTGGTGGCTTAGCTTTCATAATAAATAAAACATAATGGCAGTAAGTATAGATACAGTATATCAAAGAGTGTTGGCTATTGCCAATAAAGAACAAAGAGGTTATGTAACACCTCAAGAGTTTAACTTATTTGCTAATCAAGCTCAGATGAAAATATTTGAGCAATACTTCTATGATATAAATCAGTTTGATAGAGGACCTGGTAACCACACCACTTACGCAGATCCAATGTCGATGCTAGAAGAAAAAATAAGTATATTCAAAAAAAGACATCAACCAGTCATTGTTAATGACTCTTTTGGTAGATGCACGTTGGGTAACGATATTTATAGGTTAGGTAATGTTCTTACATTTAACAACGACATAAATACACAGTATATGGAAGAGGTTACTCAGGAAGAGTTGATGCTTTACGAAAGATCACCTTTAACTTCACCTACAAAAAATAGACCTGTATACGAAAGAATTTCCGACAACACAATAAAAATATATCCATCGCAATCAGGGGCTTTGGGTATTAGTGGAGCTGTCGTGTTTAATTTTACTCAAAAATGTAGTACAACGCTTGACAACAATACTATTACAGCGGCCGAAGGTGGTAACTTAAGCTATATTAAAGTTGGTATGCTTGTCACCGGAGACAATATTGCTTCAGACACAAAAGTAACAGAAATATCTGGAACGTCAATAACAATA